TTATCCAACAGATATTTCACCACTGCCTACACAGACCTCTGATTTATTATCGTATATGACGCCAAACTGCCCCGGAGCAATCCCTTGCAGTAGACTTTCAGACACTACATGAAATTTTTCCCCTTCACGAACAAGCTTTCCATGAATAAATTCTGGTGTATGACGAATTTTGAAAGTAACCTCTACTTCATCCTTATCTGCCCAAGGATCTTGGGTGATAAAATGAAAATCGCGCATAGTAAACTCTTTACCATATTGTGTCTCTACCCCATAACCGTGAGAAACATATATTATATTTTGATCTATATCTTTCTTGACAACGAACCAAGGTCCGCCACTAAGTCCTAATCCCTTGCGTTGACCTATCGTATGAAACCAGAAGCCTTTATGAGTACCGATTTTCTTACCTGTTTCAAGCTCGATAACCAACCCCTCTTTTTCGCCAAGAAAACGGCGGACAAAATCATTGTAATTTATTTTGCCCAAAAAACAAATACCCTGACTGTCCTTGCGCTTTGCATTAGGTAATTGGGCTTCTTCGGCAATACGGCGTACCTGATCTTTCATTAATTTGCCCAATGGGAACATCAGTTTCTTGACTTGAAGATATGTAATCTGAGCCAGAAAATCTGTTTGATCTTTCACAGGATCAACAGCAGTACCCAACCATACTTTGTCATCGCGGAGCAACGTTGTGGCATAATGGCCGGTAGCTGTCATATCAAAGTTTTTGCCCATACGCTCTTCAAAACATCCGAATTTTATGTATCTATTGCACATCACATCCGGATTTGGAGTAAAACCTCTTTTCACTTTATCAATGGTATAGGCTGCCACCGTATCCCAATATTCTTTCTGCAAATCAATAACTTCAAGAGAGAGACCATATTTGTGGGCAATAAGCTGACAAATTTCTATATCTTCTTCGGCAGAACAATCCATATAGTCTACATTGTCCATTCCTATTTTAATGTAAAACAAAGCCGGTTTATAGCCTGCCTCACAAAGCAAATGAACAACTACCGCACTATCTACACCCCCCGACAATAAAGCCGCTATTTCCATATTAATCCTTTCTCTTGTTTTTAATGGACACAAAGTATTATCACTTTCAGATGCAAAGATAACATGTTTGTATCTAAAAGCAAAAACCTTCAATCAAAAAAGAAACACCAAATATCAGTCTGCCTCAGTTTTGTTTCAAACTTTTTTTTCTATATCACCTTCTGTATTGACATGAGCATTGGCAGCACTACTGCCCTGTAAAGGTACTGAAAAACTAAACGTAGAACCCTCACCTTCTACAGACTCAAACCATATTTTCCCACCATTTTTAATAGCAAAATCATGGCATAATAACAAGCCCAATCCAGAGCCTTCTTCTTTGTTCGTTCCAAAAGTACTATAGTGAGTATCAGTATGCATCAACTTCGGTTGATTTTCTTCGCTTATACCACAACCATGATCCCTAACACTCACAACGGCCATCTCTCCTTCTTGATAAATATTAAGTTCTACTTCTTTTCCAGAAACACTAAACTTGATGGCATTGCTCAACAAATTTCGACAGATAGTCTTTATCATATCAGTGTCCGCATGAACATTAATAGGTTCCTGAATATCTTTCATCACAAGTTTAATGCCCTTCGTCTCGGCAACCATATCGAATATCTCCATGGTAGCTTTAATAATAGGAACAATATCAAAATCTTGATAAACCACTTTCAGTCGACCGATCTGACTTTTGGTCCATTTTAGTAAATTATCGAGCAAAGTGAACAAGTCCTCTACAATATGATTGGCTGTAGTCAACAACTCAAACAAATCTTTCCCAATGGTAGCATCCTGTAAACTCATCAAAAGCAAATTGAGCACCATTTTGACAGACCCCATCGGGGAACGTAAATCATGAGCGATAACAGAATACATCTTGTCACGACTCATTATCGTATTCTCTAATTCGTCACGCTGCTGAATAATGATCCGCTTAGCAGCTATTAAAGAAATCTGATGCTGAACTCGTACGATCAATTCATCCTTATTAAAAGGTTTGGATATAAAATCATTTCCACCAACGTGAAATCCTTTGACGATATCAGTAGTATTATCTAATGCGGTCAAAAAGATAATAGGGATATCACAAGTATCCTTATCGACTTTCAACACCTGGCACACTTCAAATCCACTTTTATCAGGCATCATCACATCCAACAATATTAAATCAGGCTTTTCTTTTTGAGTCACCTCAATTGCTTCACAACCTCCAGATGCAGTAATTATACCAAATTTTTCATTTGATAACAACACTTTAAGCAGTAAAATATTTGCTGCGACATCGTCTACAATCAAAATATTGTAATCAGATGGATTAAAAACTTTTTGCGCATTCATATAATCTCTCCAGAGTCAAAATATAATTTTATTGAAATAAATAGCAAAAATCGCATTTTTATTATTAAGCACCAAATAAAATATAACTTTTTTCATTATACAAATTCAAATAATCTGCTAAACATCTCCAATCTATGGCATATTGGTAATGCACCTATCAGTTTTTTAGAATAAAAAAGTCTCGCATTTTTTGGTTATATAAAAAAGATATTATATCTTTGCACTCGCTTTCAACAAGGAAGTTCGGGGCATAGCGCAGTCCGGTAGCGCGCCTGCTTTGGGAGCAGGAAGTCGTCAGTTCGAATCTGGCTACCCCGACAAGTTGAAAATCAAGCAGTTACGATAACAAGTAGCTGCTTTTTTTGTTATATTAGTATAAAACACTACCTGCGTTTGAAAGCTTACAGAAGCATTTGACTATATTTGCCCGTAACTAAACCGTAACTGAAAAATGAAGGCATATATAGAAGTAAGAAAAGATAAAACTAAAAAAGGATACCCCATAATCATAAAAGTCCGCTATAATGATAGGGCTATTGCCATAGGCACCGGATACTACATCGATAAATTATCTTATTTCAATCCGACAGACAGTAACAATTATCTGACAAAAGAAGTTCCTGATCATAAAATTAAGAACTTACGCCTAGTTGAGATATTAAACAAAGTAGAAAGATATACTATCGATTATATACCCAGTCACAATAAAGACATAGACCTCGAAAACAAAATTAAGGAATTGGTTACAGGACAAGAACAGGAGAAAGAAATAAAATATTTCGTCAATTACCTAGATGACTATGTCAGTCTGAAAACCGCCAAAGGTACCATCGCTGTTTATCAAGATACTAAAAGCCAAATACTAAAATACGATCCATACTGTACATTCAAAACAATGGATCGCCGATGGCTTACTGCCTTCGAATCGTGGATGCTTAGTAGGATGAAAATAAACTCAGCTGGAATACATTTGAGGAATATTCGCGCCATATTCAATTATGCCATAGATGAAGAAATAACAACTCTATACCCTTTCAGAAAATTTCATATCAAAAAAGAAGAAACAATCAAACGCTCTCTCAGTATTGATCAACTAAGGTTGCTTAAAGATTATCCGGTTCTTGGCTATCAAAAGAAATACAGGGATCTGTTCATGCTCATATTCTATCTTATAGGTATCAATGCTGCGGACCTATTCAATATCACAGATATTAATCCCGACGGTCGTATCGAATATTATAGAGCAAAGACACATAAACTATATTCTATAAAGGTAGAACCGGAAGCATTGGAGATTATAAACAGATACAAAGGAAACAAATATCTACTCTATGTTATGGACACCTATAAGAACTATAAGGACTTCCTTCATAGAATGAATGAAAACCTGCAAGAAATTGGCGAAATCACTTATGAGGAGAAAATGATAAGCGGTAAAAGAAGAAAAATCAAAAAAGCTCATCCGGCATTCCCCGGACTTTCATCTTATTGGGCACGCCATACATGGGCTACTCTTGCGGCAGAGTTAGATATACCAAAAGAAACGATTTCTGCGGCCCTCGGCCATAATATTGGTTCATCGGTAACATCCATCTATATCGATTTCGACAGGAAGAAGATTGATGATGCGAATAGAAAAGTTATTGATTACTTACTTGGAAATGGATAAATTTACGAAGCCCCTCTCCTATTCGAATAAATTTAATGGTTCATTCTCCATAAGATATTCTCAAGTATACGTTTATATTTTCTCTTCAATTCTGAATGTCTATATAATGAATATATTAGATCATAAAGTTCTTCTCTCTTTAAAATATCCATTACTTTAATATCACATTGCATTAAAAAATCTTCATTAAATTCAAAAATTGAGCTTCTATGAGAAATGAATGTATCTTTATCAAAAGAAAAACCTTTTTCCCCTATTTTCAAGTTAGCAGGAAAGCAATATACAGAAATACCATTATCACATATCAATCCTTTTTTAACAGGGGCATTAAAATATATTTGAGATGTAGTAATGGCAAATAATTCAACTTCTTTATCGGTGTTTCCAATTACAATAAATAACTTATCCTTGTAGCATGTTGGCAATTTAAAGTTACGGATTAACAATATAGTCCCTGCTTTATATTTCATCCAACCACCGAATGCAATTCCATATTTTCTTTATCAGATAAGAATAGCGATTTTTTAAACTTATCATCTTTTATTAGTTCACTAAAATCTATTTCAACATCGCTTGTTTTATTATCTTCAGTAAATTTTAATCCGTATAACTTCTTAAACTTATCCCATAATCCATTTTTGGAATGAGTTACCTCAACCAACTGCCTTGATGTTTTACTCTTATATTTAGCAATAATACTGTCAATGATGTCCATGTCAGAATCGCTGAATTCACTATCGTCAAATTTAATTTTTGACTTTGGTATAATTTTGCACGAACGATCATCTTCCGTAACGAATTTTACGTATTCACTAAACTTATTGCACCCACTATTCTTGGAAAAATAAACATCCTCAGATACAGGGCCAAGACTCCATACTTTATATGAAAGCCATGTCATAGGATAGCCTCTCTTTATTGTAGACTCCTGATCAATAAGATATAAAAGTTTCAGAAGTTTCGTATGTCCAAGAGGAGCGCACTTCTCTGCTAGGTATAGTATCAAATTACCCACGAAAGCCTTATTTGCTTTTCCGCCTATATACATATATGTTTTATTTATGCTGCAAATTTACCCATAAATGTTTTAATTACAACAATATTGCAAAAATTATTTGCTTATTTAGCCGTTTTTAATCGTTTTTTGAGGTTATACGCCATTTTTTGGATAACAAGAATCGCAAGTAGTCAAAATAGCGAGTCACCTATTTTTCGCTTTTGAACTTATACATGAAGAGAAACATTTAGGCTCAAAGAACTCTAATAATGTTCCAAAAATTATTTAATTGTATAAAGATAGAATCATACTTATCTTTAGAAAACTCTTGAATCATTCAATATGTATATTTACTCGCCTCGGAGACTTACTTATTTTCATAGATCATATTTCTTTTCAAAGGCACTTTGCTCTTCATCGCTTAGCATAATAAGTCCCTCTGGTCTTGTTTTGATTAATCTGATATAAGACTCATCATCATCATATCCAATTTTAAATATAATATCTTTTGCCTTGCAAATATCTTTACTTGATACAAATATTATATCACAGTCTATATTTTTAGATTCAAAAGAATCACAAAATTCTAATTCTTTTTTTGCATATTCCTCATTATTATATTCAGGGAGTGGCTCAACTTCTACAATATATATATTGTTTGAAGAGCCATATCCACATTTGAATCTTAAGGAGGGATATTTATCATACATTTCAATAAGGAACGACTTTATTTCATTTAAACGTTCATCCATAATGATCTTATTGGTTTTTATTATTCATCACTATATTTGGAATCCAGATTATACCATTTCCAACTTAAAATATCTTTTTCTGATGATCCATATTCTCAGCAACAAAATCTAAGAGGCCATTACTATTTTGGCAATATTGCCATAAAAACGTCATTTACTTTTTGGTCTATACATATTATAAACCAAATCTGGAAAGAACAGCCTTAGATACAACCGGACTATCTTTCAGGGTTTCAACAATCAGATTGAAATCTTCATCATCTATATCACCCAAATAATTTCCGGCGAGCAACGAGTCCAATCTTGCAGTTTTGATATTAGAACAATCTATGAAACAATTGTATCTTAAAAAAGAATATTTATTTTGTCTTATTGGCATGTGCAAGATTTTGATCTCATACGGTAAATTTTGATTTATTCTCGAATTAAAAATCACTCCACCATAAACACATTACCGTCGTTATCAAAACCGAGTACTACAAAATATTTAATTCTATCATTATATCCGTTTTTAGGTGTAATTCCGTTAGACCTATCCATTCTAATTTCATATACACTTCCTATCTCTATATCATTGTAAAGCGGCATCGATCATCATTTGATTATCAATGTATTCTAACATACCCTCTCCTGCTCCTCCAGCTTTTGCCATAGAGACTTCCTTGATGCATTTATAACCTACATTTTTTTTACTTGCTTCTTTATAGGCTGCATCGTGGGATTTATTCATAAGTTCATCAAATGACAAATTTTTATTTTCATTTATAGAATTATCTAACGCTTCCTTTTCTGATTTAGAGATATAATCCTCATTCGGCAAGCGTTTAGATGACACAAAATTAGACGCATCCTCCGCTCCAACGTCAATGGCATCTTTTAATATTTTATTCAATTCATGGCCTTGAAAATCACCCTTGATAGCATCATATAAAAGAGTAGGAACTGGCCCATATTGTAATGCAAAGAACGTATCTGAAGTTATACGGAATCCCCATTTTGCCAAATGTTCCCTTTCAGCAAAATAAAGTATTTTAAATAAATGATAATAATCTATTGTCCTAGTTTTATGGAGAATATATAATATCACTTCAGTAAGTTTCTTCATTTCAAATTCATCCATAATAAAAAAAATAAAAACCGATATACATTTGATTTAGTGTATGCACCTTTAGAATTTCCTTGGGCGATATATTTTATATACCTCCATTATAACAATTGTGTGAAATTATTAGAGCATTGACCACAAAAGCAGATACTTCAGGACCTATTTTATTATATTCCTTTAGTTCATCCCAATCTTTATCTAATTCTTCTTGAGTCGCATTAGCTAAATATTTCTTTAAGTCCTCTAATATATTTGTCATCTTTCTATATATTTATTTCTTCATCCGTAATTCTAATCGCAAATGTACTTTAAATATATTGTAAATACATAATATATGCTTGTTATTTTAATGCTTTTGAGTATTTTTCAGCGTTTTTCGGCACTATATATTATATCTGACGATTCGCTACTTTAGTTCGATTATCACAATCTTTTCGGAATGTATATTTTTATATTTTATCGTATTATTCATAGGTTAATATCACTGTGGTGTTCGCTTGGGAACCGAACGAAGCGCCACAGCGATAAAAGAGTTTACTTCGAATAGCGCAAATTATAATGTGATTTTTTTAATTCCTGCCTCAAGGAGCATTTTAACAAATTCTTTTCCATCAATTAAACGGACGCCCCCACTTATTGCTTTATCTCTTGCATCTTTTGAATAATCCTCACAAGTAGATATTACCCACATAACTGTAGTATAATCCTCACTAATTTTATTATTTTTTTTAAATGAGATTATTTGCTCAATAGCCCATTCATCTGTTTTTCCCTGATGCTTCTTTACTTGAACAAGAACAACCAATTTAAGAGATTCAAAATATGCGATTATATCTGCATCACCCTCTTCTGTCGAAGAATTATTTTTTGGGGGAATTTCCGTACTATCCGCACCAATAGATATCATATACTCACTTACTAGTTCTTCGAATTTTGAAGAATCAATTTTATCGTGTATTAAGTTAAGAATTTCATTAGTTGTACTTTTACAAATTAAATCATGAAGATTTATTGGTTCGTTTTTTCTAGAAGCTTCAATTGCACTCAATAAATTTTCTTCTAAATCATCAATATTTACATTTGTCTGACGTACTTTCATCCTTGAGATTAAGGCTTGGTCTGCATAATCATAACGAGAGATATTTAATGCTATAGGCTTTACACTCCAATAAAATCCTAAATCAATATTTATTTTTTTATGTTCATCATCAAATCGGTATAAATGATTATTTTCATCTAAATAAATAGTATATCCCCAAAGATCTTCCAAATCAGTTATATCTAATTTTTCATTTGAAAAAGGTTTTTCGCCAACGATTTCATAAACATCAAAAGTATTAGCTTGTGGAACAAGTACATAATCATTCTTTTTCATCTTAGTGATGAAATTTAATAGTCCAAATCGATTTCTAGGTGGTTCGCCTCCCCAATTTTCTATGAATATATTACCAAGATCATCAGGATTGGAAATAATTCTGTCCACAGTTTCTTCATCTGAAAAATCTCCAAAACCAATTGACAATAAATTTCGCTTTTCTAAAAGCACCTTAGATGTTGCATACTCATAACTAATTCGATGCAACCAATAATTTTTACACATGACTATAAATTTAAGTTTCAGCCTTCTAGTACTTCGTCTTCATTTGGCTGAAAAATGAGAGACATATAATAAAATCACTCTTTTTTCTGTTTTTCCCATATCTCTCTATAGATAGTATCTAAGCGCATAAAATCACGCCTCTGGTCAGGCGTAAAGTTTGGTGATTTACTCATTATTATTTCGTCTATCTTTTTGTTTAATTTGTCAATATCAACATCAGCATAGTCATCATAGTCTGTCGCTGCTTTTCGTTCAGATAAACAAAGTTCCATATTATCCAATGTGGGTTGAATATTATTATGAGAATCGCTTTTTAATACATAATAGATTGCCTGAACATAATAATTATAAATCATAAAGAATTTTTTCTCTTTAAGCGATTGAAAAACATGTCCTTGCAAGAAATTCATTTTCCCTATTAAATAATTTTCCTTTGAATTTCTTTTTCTTTCTTCATTTTCCAATTCATCATTGATTTTCTTCTTCTCCTCCTCTAAGAGGGTATTCATATTATCCACTCTTTTCTCTACATCACTCATTTTTTTCTCAACGCCGATAGTAGTAAATATTTGCCATCCTATCAAAGCAGTTACTAAAGCAGCAAGGATACCAACAAGAAGCCCCATATAGTCGAACCCTAATATAGGAGTTCTGTACGCAGCAAAGCAAAGAGCAATGATACCTATTATTATTGCTACTATACTTATTGCTATCGCAGATACACTCAGACAAATTAAAAGCCTACGGCTCAATTTGTAACGGTCTTTTTTTAATATTGCCATATTATTAAATTTAAGTTTCTACCATCTATTGTTCCGTCCTTAGTCAGCAGGAACAATATTAACGGGAGATTTCATATTTATTTTAAATAGATTTTCGCAATAATATATATATAATCGTTGTTTAACTTGTCCTTGTAATGTTTCTGGTATACCTAATTTTTTACATAGTTCATCCTTGCATTCTCTTAATTGTTTCCATTTTTCATAACGATGACTATCTGCCGAAAAATTATCATCATAAACGCAATAAATCATTAAAACATTAGTATTTCCCATTAATATTTGACCCAAATTCTGCCACCACATTTTATCAGAATCGCCCAAAGATAATCCAAAAAGACAAATTAAATTGGCATTTTGAATATAACCATAACATCGTTCAATTATATGATTTCCAATTTCATTATTAATATGTGGTTTAACTAAGACATCAAGAGCACTAGGATTTTCTTTAAAAGAAGTATTTGAAATTTGAGAAGGGTCATTTACTCCAATAATAATATCCTGTTCATTTACAATTCCATGAATATGGCATATATTATTTAGATGAACATTTGGTATTGATACATCTTTAATAAGAAGATCTTCATTCTGATAATGAAAAATTTTTTCTAAAGTTCTTGTATAATTAAATGTCATGATATTAAAATTAAGGTTGTTAGCATCATGTTGTCTATAACACGAATTTATTTGAGCCCTTTTATCATTATCAAAAAACTTTTCTGGATGAATAAAATCTTTTATTAGCTTAACTATATTTTTATCATCTATGTCTAATTTATCTTCTTGTGTTTTTAAATATTTCTTTAATTCATCATTAAGATCTTTAACAATATTCCATAAAGAATCAATGCTGTTTATATTCTTTGTATCCTCTCCAAGCCACATTTCTAAGTCTTTCCAAAGTTTTATACCCTTATCATTTTCCATGTCAAATTTTAGTCTTTTTTTAAACTCTATGACATCTTTAGAATTTTGGGAATTTTCCTTTATATAACTACTATAAAAATCGGTATAACGTGTATCCAAACCTAAATTTACGTCAAAGCCATTCCCTATAAGATATACAATATTCATTTTATTTAATTCTACTCTTTGTTAACGAACTTCTTAATTGTTTCTCAAACTATATAATAATTTCTCTATTTTGACACAAGGCTATTTTATAATAGGGGAAAATACAGTTTTCCCCTACAACATAATTATGCGTTAAGCATATTGAATCAATTCCCATGTTACAGCATTTCCTGCATAAGGAGGCATTCTATTGCCTTCTGCAATAGGAGCTGTTGTTGATGGATAACCAACAACTTTCCAAACGCCACTTTCTGGACATATTTCTCCAGTGTGGGCTTTGGTCCCTAATGGTTTTTTCATGTGATATTAAAATTTGTCAAGATCTTTAATTATATAGTAAAGATCACACTATCTTATTATTTTCAGGCAAATAAGAAACCTTTATTAATCTCATAAATTTAATGAGATCATTGCCAAAATGCACTTGAGTCTCTTCCATCCAATAAATCAGAAATTATTTTATTCAAAAGGTTTATTTCTTTTTATTACTAAATTCTTATCATATTCAATGCAACATTCTGCATAGAAGTCATTATCATAATCCGAATAAGCAATATATCCATATGTATGAACTTTGCCTCCTTCGTCGCGTATGTATTCATAGAGCTTTTTGTTACCTTTTGGAACATAGCCAATGTGTAAACCATTATCTTTGTAGATAGCAATGGCATAAGGATCATATTGATTTGAGGTCTCAGTTATTGAATATCCATTAAAATGTCCAATTTCATTAATAGATATATTTCTATAATACATTCCTTTAATTGGGATTTTTATATAGCCTTTCCTTGGAGTTAATCCTATACATTTTTCTCCGATATAGTAATTTTGTTCCTCAGTAAGAGTATACTTTTTATATAAAACAGAATTCTTATTCTCATTATCGAGAATTCTATTTTCTTTTTCTGTATGAATAATATCCTCTTGCTTTTTATTTAAGTTTGAGTTGTTCCACCACTTAAATATTACGAAGAAGAGGACATTAGCAGCTATGATTATAACTACAATTTCCATTTTTACAATCTTAAAAGCCCAACAACTAAACTCATGGAATATATTTCATCTTTAGGCACAATAAAATCAGGATATTCAGAATTGAAAGAATTGCATCTTATTCCCTTCTCAGCATCATAAATTCGCTTGATGACAACTCCTTGTGTCGTATCTAAGACATGCACCTTACCCCATTGTATAAAACTTTTCTCATTAATTCTTTTACACGCAACTTCATCACCACTATAATATGTTGGTTCCATGCTATTACCCTTTACTAATATAGTGAAGTCATAGGTAGGCAAAGATCTTATTACAGGTATTTGTTCACATTGTTCCATTGTTACACCTTGAAGGGCTTCTGTCAATTTACCTGCTGAAGCTGCCATTGGAATGCGTGGCTTGGTGATAATTTCAACGCTCACTTTTTCCATTTCTCCAATACCATTCAATAACCAGTCTATAGATATTTCAGGAAGTGACTTAGAAATATTATATATTAGGTCAAACGAAACTCCTCTTTTACCTATCAATTGGTTATTAACGGTCGTTTGCTCCATTCCTATTTTACTTGCAAAAGCTCTTTTTGATAAACTATATTTATCTATTATCTTTGCAATTCTTTCTATTACAGTACTTTCCATAATATAATTATTTATACATATTCTAAATAAGACAATAGACCTAAAATAATTAATGGATTTCTTTTAAATTAGGTCGTTTGTCCTTATATTTGCATTACATAATTACAATGTCCATTTACAATGTAACTATAAAGATACGAATGCCAAAGGTATTAATTATGAAAATTAAAAACAAATTTAATATGAGGAAATTTTATTTAAAAAACGGCCTCAGAAAAGAACTCGAAATAAAATTCAAGTGCTCGAGACAAACCGTCTATAACGCTTTAAACTACAAAACTAGCAGCGCAATTGCAAAAAGTATACGTGATTATGCCGTCAAAAATCTCGGTGCTAAAAGAATGAGGGTAAGATGAGACAAACAGCAAACAGAGTCGGAATGGTAGCGGAAGTGGAAAAAGTCTGGCTATCAAATAAAGAAGCGCAAAAATATCTTGGAGTCAGTGAAACATGGCTGGAGCGGAAGAGAGTAACTCTCAGACTACATTTTTCCCATATAGACAAAAAGATTTGGTATCTGAAATCGGATCTTGATAAAATGATCAGACAGAACATGGTATGAAAACCATGGCATCTCCGTTAGTTCAACAGGTTAGAATAAAGGTACATATTATACATAGGTGTTGGTTCGAATCCGACACGGAGAGCAATAGAGGATCGGAAAATACTCTTTAAATAAATACCGCGTGGAACCCATAACCGTTTTATGTTGCGGACTTACACAATGGGAGCGAATAAAACGAAGTAGCAAGAAACGCCGTGATCTTATAGCCCGTTACTATGGTAGCGATTATTGCAGCGCGAAAAAGTGTCTCGACGATTGAGAACAATCAAAAGCGGACAGAAAATATGCTCGTTACAACATATGCCCGTCTTGACGCAGTGAATATTCGGGACGGGAACAAGTATTAAAAGTCCCAATAACATGAAGAATAAAGAATTAAAGGCTAAAAAGAAAAAGTATTTCAAGGATGAGTATGTAGATCTGTATACAATAAACATCCGACTCAAGTTCTTGGCACTAAACCTATGGATAGTAATGGTGATGGTTGGAAACGTATTAGGTTTTTTACTTGCAATACTTTTGAAAAAACATTCCTAATACTTATTAGTGCTTATGGTAAGGATCGAACTTATCCAAAACGACATTCTATAAATACGTGAAAGGAGAATAGATGACAAATAAAGAATATAGACATTATAAAAATACGAGTCTCCTTCATCCTTCGATTTTAAATACACTTTCGAAGGAAGAATATGAGGACTTTTGCATGAAAGAAGAAACAGATTACTTTTTTTGTGATTTTTCAATTATTATATCCATCTTTTCGATTATTATCGATGGGATAGCGATATATGACTCATTGCATAATATCTTATAAATCATGAAAATCTTTAGATTCTGTCTATTGTCATTACTGGCTTTGGCAGCACTCGGAGTAGCCGAAAAGCATCCTTTTCTGGCTATCGGATTTATTCTTCTGACAACGGCAATATCCGTCAGATGGAATAAGAAAGGTAAACTCCCATCCATCAAGGACAATTCCGACAATTTCAATTAAACCCAGTGCCGAAACATTTCATGGGAACCCGTTTAAACGAGGACACAAAGACGAATATCAAGCGGGGCTCTGGCAGGCTGGAACAGACAGCCTTTACAATGAACTGAACAAACCATTTAAATACAAGGATTATGACTTTAATAAGGAAACCGGCTGAACTGAAGGTCCAGCCAAAAATCAAGATGTTAGTTTACGGACAAGCCGGTATCGGAAAGACAACCATTGCGTTGTCAGCTCCAAGTCCCCTGTTGTTCGACTTCGACGGTGGCATCAACCGTGTCAATTATGCCCACATCAAAGATACGGTACAGATTGAAAAATATGATGACTTGCTTGAGGTAATCAACAAGGAAGATTTGTCTTCTTATGAAACGTTGATTATCGATACCGGTGGCAAATGTATGGACCGTATGACTGACTATATCATTCACTCGAATCCCAAAATGGGTAGAGCAAATGGGACGTTAACCGTTCAAGGGTATAGTCAACGTAAATCGGTATTCACAGCCCTATGCCGACTTATAACAGAAAAGAATAAGCATATCATCTTCGTAGCTCATAGGCAGATGCAACAAGACGGCGACGATATGCGCTATGTGCCGATCTTCGGTGGCAAAAACTATGACAGCCTGGTTACCGAACTTGACTTGGTAGGATATATGGAAGCCAACGGTAGAAAACGTACGATCACTTTCGATCCCACTTCACGCAATGATGGTAAAAATACCTGTTACATGCCAGCAGTGATGGATATTCCACTCTTGGTGGATGAAAAAGGTAATCCTGTAGGAGAAAACAATTTCATTAGCGAAAAGATTATTAAACCGTTCACCCAACGTCTGAAAGAGCGTCAAAAAATAAGCGAAGCCTATCATAAAGTTATCGAAGAAATCAAGGAGCAGATCGTACTCATTACCGATGCGGAATCAGCCAATGATTTTTGTAGCCGTATAAACGCTTTCAAACATGTAGGAAGCTCAAAGGCCATGGCTGCCAAACTCGTTTCTGAAAAGACAAAGGCACTCGGACTCAAATTGAACAAGGAGACGCGCAAGTATGAGCCCGCAGCTTAAAAATATCCGCTACAAGATTTATCCGTCTCTGCTGGACGCCTTTCAAAATTATCTCGAATGCGAGAATAATTGGAAAAAATTCTATTGGGATAGTGACGATCCCGAAGTATCAGAAGACGAATATGAATGGAAGGCAAAAGCGGAACTAATAGACCATATCAACCGTGTACCATTCGAAAGTAAAGCGGCCGATAAGGGCACGGCTTTCAATGAGGTAGTAGACAGTATCATTGAAAAAAGGGGAAGCGACAAAATGGAGATTGTTTCCATAGAGAAAGACAACATAATAACAGCCACATATAAAGGCAACAACTATGTCTTTCCCCTCTCCCTTTGTAATGAGTTTGCCAACTACTATGCAGGAGCCTTGACGCAAAAGTTCGTCCAAGCCGTTCTACCCACCTCTTACGGGAATGTTCTTCTATACGGTTATATTGATGAATTGATGCCCCTCTCGGTACACGACATCAAAACGACAAAAAATCATGAGGCTTACAAATTCCGCTCGCACTGGCAACACTACGTTTATCCTTATTGCCTGCTGTATTCGGGCAATGACATCCACCTTTTCGAATACAACGTTACCGACTTCAAGGATACCTATACTGAAACATATGTGTTCAAAGAAGAACGCGATATTCCCATTTTGAGAAATCATACGGAACGGTTTATCGAATTTCTGGAAGCGAACAAGAGTTTAATAACAGATAAAAAAGTTTTCGGAGGAGAAAAAGATGGCTAATCAAATAACAGGAAAAATAGAAAAGATCGGGGCGGTTCAGGTACTGCATTCCAAAGACGGGAGCAAGACATTTCAAAAACGTGAAATAGTACTTGACGCAACCCGTTATGATCCTTATACCGGAGAGAGAGGTTTTGAAAATTATCCGTCTTTCGAATTCGGTGGTGAAAAATGTGCGGAACTGGATAAATTCAAACCGGGACAAGTGGTAACCGTTTCATTCGACGTATTTGGAATGAAGTATGAGGATAAGACGACGCATGAAACGAAATACTTTACCAAGGTGCGGGGTTACCGCATTGAATCAAGGCAGGTATATGGTCCGAATGTACAACCAAACGTTTCTACGCAACAAGTGCCTTCAGCGCCGCCTGCTTCCTCTCAGCAGGAGAAGCAAACGACGGACAGTTATGTCCCCTTTCCGCCACCTGTCGACAAAAACGGCATACCGTTAGATAAAACGGACGATCTACCTTTTTAAGCCATGCTTTACGACACTTCAAACCCGCTTGACAAAGCCAACTTCATACTTCGGTGCAAGAAATTGGCCGAAAGTGGAAAGATGGTGGAACTGAAGGAAAAGAAACCCAAAAGAAGCCTGCCACAGAACAGCTACTTACACCTGATACTGGGCTACTTCGCCGCAAAAAGTGGTAATACGCTTGAATATGTCAAACTCTATTATTTCAAATGTCTATGCAACAAGGAGCTTTTTTTCAGACAGAAGAAAGACAAATATATGGGTGACACATGGACAGTAAGAAGTTCGACAGATTTGGATACCGGTGAAATGACGACAGCTATTGAAAGGTTTCGTAATTGGTCGGCAAATGAAGCGGGTATTTATCTACCATCACCGGCAGATGAAAGAATGCTTGAGATGGCTGAAATAGAAATTGAGCGAAAGAAAAATTATATCTGAAACTTTTAAAATGAAACAATCATGATGCACAATTGGATGGAATGTAAAGTCCGTTATGAAAAGACATTGGATAACGGAGTTGAAAAATGTGTAACGGAACCTTACCTTATGGATGCTTTGAGTTTTACGGAAGCCGAAGCGCGGATGAACGAATATATAAAACCGTTCATAAGCGGTGAATTCTCGGTAACGGCCATTAAAATTCAAAACTATGAAGAGGTCTTCGGATTAGAGAACGCTGATCAAGGGGATAAATGGTATCATTGCCGCTTGGCTTATCTCCTATTGGATGAAGCAGGAAATGAAAAGAAAAGCAGGCATGATATGCTCGTTCGTGCAAATAACATAGACGATGCCAAAAAATATTTGGACGAAGGAATGAAAGGAACGATGGTTGACTATGTCGTTGAAAAAATCATCGAGACACAACTCATGGATGTGATCCCTTATAATCCGGACAAAAGAAATAATTAACCGAAACAACAATGACAAAAAAACGAGTTAAAAAACAAACCGCCACAAACAAAAGTAAGGGCGGTAGAATTGATGTCAAAAAGGCATCTATCAATGGGAAGTTATTTATTAAGCTCTCCAAGCACAGCTATCCTGTTGTAAAAATCAACATGACCACACTTTTTACACGTAATGGCTAAAAGTGGAGTATATGTGATATTAGACATATCTATGGATAGATTCTCATGATTTCTATCAAACGAAATTAACTGATATTCATTGTCTAATACCTCAAAATCGGTGCTTCTACAAATAGGACATTTAATTTCAATGTCTTCGATTGTTTTGATTTTACTTTTAAATAAGTCGGATTGTTCCTTTGTAAGTTTCATGAAAATAAATTTTAAAATTAGTCATAACAAAAATATATAATAATACAATAAGGTGTATTTCATTTTAGTACAAACTTTAAAATTAGTCACTTTAAATTATAGAAGTACACCATAGAATAATTAACTGAAATACATAAATGCCGCCACAAAGGATGGTGTGAGGTTGTGAAGCCCTCTTGATATATCATTTCAAGTAGAAAAATTGAAGTTTTAAGATTGCAGCCCTTCTTCAAATAGAGGGGCAACGGGGATATAGCTCAGCAGGCAGAGCAGGAAAGATAGCTGTAAAGGCTTGATCTATAGTCAAGGGTTCGATTCCCCTTATCCCCACAAGTGATAAATAAAATTCAGAAAAATGGATTATAAAGAATTTATTAAAAATCAAGCGACTTCCCGGAAGAGACCATCGGACGAAGAACACCGGTTACAATGCGCTTGCGTGCGCTGGTTCCGATATGTCTATCCGGATTTAAAAGAAGTGCTGTTTGCCATACCGAATGGCGGCAGACGTGATGTCGTGACAGGAGCACGACTGAAAGAGGAAGGCGCCACGGCAGGTGTCTCAGATCTGATACTTTTAAAAAGCAATAGCGCATACGGAGCTTTGTGCGTGGAGATGAAAACGCCCAAGGGCAGTCAATCACCCGCACAAAGAGAATGGCAGAATGAGGCTGAAAACATGGGAAACAAATATGTTGTATGCCGTTCGTTCGAAGAATTTAAAAGAGAAATAACAAAATACATCAAAAACGTTTGAATAGAAAGAAGCTCTGAAAATGAAAGAATCTGTAATATGGAGAAACAGTCATGGCACGAATAAGAACAATCAAGCCTGAATTTTGGGAAGATGAAAAGATAGGAACGCTTTCCCATGGTGCCCGTCTATTATTTCTATGTTGCTTAAACTTGAGTGACGATGAAGGTCTTTTAAGATGGAACGCATTTTATTTAGCGTCCAGCGCCTTTATGTACGATGAGATTAAGATAGAAACGATAGAAAAATGGATGAAAGAACTCACAGATAATGAACTTATCTTTGTGTATGAAGCTGGAAAAGTAAAACAGCAAATAGGACACATTATCCATTTCCGTAAGCACCAACGAATAGACAAACCACAGCCGAGCAAATTTCCACCTCCAGATTATAAGGATGCAAGGGTTAAAGATATGATATGTAAGCGTGACAATGAAGTTTGCAAATTGTGTGGAAATCTAATATCAGAAGCTCCTAGGGATGCCTCAGGTTTAGAAGAAAATAGTCATAAAAGGATGATGTCCTGTGACCATATAAAACCCCGCTCAAAAGGAGGAACTGATTATTTTTCTAATTTACAGGCTTCACATTTATATTGCAATCAATGTAAATGCGATAAAAACGGGGAAAAACTATCTGATAATGAGAGTTATATTAATTCTAAGAACAATTCTGAGAATGATTCCAAGAATGATTCCACACTGGAAAAGGAAAGGGAAAAGGAAATGGAATATGAAAAGGATCTAAAAGAAGATACTACTGACGTAGTATCAAAGAAAACACTTTCTCTTGTTTCTGAAATTTCTGAAAAAGACGATTATACGAAATTTAGAGATTGGATGTTTAAAAACGCTCCCTATTGTGATAATCCAAAGAACTTCAATTCTTCCCGTATAACCGAAGAAGAATTCAAAAAGTTAAAAGAGAGCTTTTCGGGGTATCAGATTGCTGAAACGATCATGCAGATAGAAAACCGCAAGGACCTTCGGAAAAAGTACACAAACCTTTACCGTACGGTTCTGAACTGGATAAAACCAAAAGATGATGGAAAATGAAAGATTGCCAATATCAGACGAAGCGTGTGAAAAACTCGTATTGGGCACGCTACTAAGTAACCGTAACGCCATAGGCGAAATCGGTAATCTCATATCGGAAGACTGTTTCTATGGGAGCCTTCACAAAGCGATATACCGGGCTATAAAGAAAATTACGGACCGTGGAGATAGTGCCGATATCGTTCTATTGAAGGCGGAATTGGATAAAACGCCCTATAAAATGGAACCTTACGATATTGTTGAACTGTCTATGAACAACACTTTTGATCTCACACAACATGCTTTGCGACTTAAAGACTTGTCCATCCGCCGCAAGTTCTTCGAGATGGGATGTCGTTTGATTCAGGCTGGAACGACTGAAAATGATGAAATAGAAGAAGTTGTCGAACATATCCATAAAAATACCGACCAAATTTATACCGAGACGGAAAATCCTATCAAGACGGCTTATGATTATGCTACCGAAAGCTATAGAAAAATCAATGATAACTTGGTTCGAAAGGAGATTCAAGGTACTCCAACGGGATTCACTCCCATTGATGAACGTGGAGGATTACAACCAACAAACCTGATTCTGATAGCCGCTGAATCTTCACAGGGTAAAACATCTCTGGCGGGCTGTATGACTCTTCATGCCGCCAAATCAGGTGCAAAAATAGCTTTTTACTCGCTGGAAATGACAGGTGAACAGATGCTGAACCGGTTCGCATCAGTGGAAAGTGGTATTTCTTCTGCCCGAATCCAAAATGAAAGATTGGAAGCGGATGAATTGTCGAAAGTAAGTACGGCTCTTTCCAAACTGTCCGAATTACCTATCTTCTTCGATGACCGTAGTACCTCAAATATTGATACCATTATTACTTCCATCCGATCTTTGAAACTGAAAGAAAATATCGATGGTGCTGTCGTCGATTATCTACAGATTCTGTCTGTTAGCAGATGTTATGGAAATGTGGAGTTGGAACTGGGTGAAACGGCACGTAGACTGAAAAACCTGGCAAAGGAACTAGGCATTTGGATCATCGCCCTTTCTCAACTCAACCGCGATGGCCAGAATCCGGAACCGACGGTAAATCGTTTACGAGGCAGTGGACAACTTAATGAGGCTGCTGACATCACGATACTCATATACCGTCCGGAGATGTACCATAGGAATTATCCAGCTCCATATCAGACGATCAATACTCATGGTACGGCATTGATCAATGTCGCAAAAGGACGTAATATCGGAACATTCAAGTTTATTGTTGGATTTGATCAGAAGACAACAAATTTCTATGAACAAAAGGAACTATCGTTTAATACATCAACTTTGGCTGAAAAGAACAATAAAAATCCTTTTTAATTTAAATAAAAGAAATGGATGTCTATGAATTGATTAAGAAAATGCAGGCCGACAAACGCATCAAGCATATTATGCCCGACCATATAATGTTCTTGGAACTCCAAAAGGAGATAATGAACAGATTGAGAAATGAACTTAACGACTTATACCGTAAAGGTAAAATCGAAATTATAGAGACAATAAACGATAAAGCGGTAAAAGTGAAATAAAACATCAGGATAATAAAACTGAAGATGTATAAAGTAATATAATTACTTTTTTCAGCATTATGTCAATAAAAAGCATTTATGCTTTAAAACGATAAGCTCATAGATAGTATCTCCCAATGAATATCGAGATGTATTCTAAGGCTCTTTCCTAAAGAAAAAGACCGTTAGCGTTTATAAATGACACTAACAAGATGGAATGGTTTTTGTGAATGAAATATAACAGGCATTGATTAAAAAGATTATAAAAGACCTTCTTAAATCATTGAAAAACAATAAAGGAGAAAATAACATGTACATGGTATTGCATAATATCGAAAAAGATGATCCGACTCAAAACGGATCTCAAACTCAAAAGTCGATTAACAAGGAAAATGAAAGAGAACAGAAACTTGTTCCATTAAAACTTACAGAAAAGACGATTATACTCGTCAAACCTAAAAACTGCAATGAAGAATACAGGAAGAAAGCAATGGAAAAATTAGGGCTATAAACGGGGGATAACAGGATGAAATATCAAATAACGAAATATGAGTGCAAGGATGCAAATAGAATCATTGCTTCCGTTCCATGCTATATAATAGCAAACAATATTGAAGAATTCAGGAAAGATGTTCACGCACAAATAGAATGTGAGAAAGTAATCCTCACTTACAATGAAATAGAAGACTGATGACGGATATAGAGAAAGAAGCTAAAGAATATGCCGATAGTATTACGGGAGAGAATGATGTCTTGGATATAGGATACATGTCCGAATACGAATATCATTCAATGTTGGAACAAAGCTTCATAGCTGGCGCCAAAAGACATTCGGATTCCAATAAATGGCATGATCTGGAATTAGATCAAAAGGATCTTCCACTATGTGATAAGAGTGTGATCTGTGTCACTACCGCTAAGACTTCAACCGGTGTGTGCCAATTATTGGAAGACAATAGTGGAAAAACGAACTGGATAACTCAATACTGCGGTGGTTGGAGTCTTTTAAATTCCGAATATAAAGTGCTAAAGTGGAAATACATAGAATAATAAATCAATAGATATATTAATCTATGCAGAGAAAGATTGAGTAGTTTATATCATAGAATTTTGTAAGCAAGTCGTGGGATTAACTCTCACGGCTTTTTTATTCTGAAACTATAGAATTATTTTTCTTCGGGGACTATATCTTTAGAATTCTCATCAGATTCTTTTTCTTCTTGAGAACTGTATCTTTTCTTTAATACAAAGATAGTAGCTAAACCAAGGATTGTGGTAGTAAGTATTATGCCTGCTAACCAATCGTGATTATAAAGGCCCAATACAAGAGCTACTATAATCAACAAAAAACATAATAAACTTCCAAGTATTTGGCCAATATGGTTTTCTTTTAAGTTAGAAGAAATAATCTTGTCATCTTCTTTAAATCTATGTGCCTGTTCTTGCTCGACCATTTTAAAAAGACGTTCAGCTGCACCAGGAAGAATCTTTTCATATCCTTTTACTATTTGGGGATGTGGTAATGGACCACTAAATGACACTGATTCTTCTTTGTATATTTCACCTATAAGCTCCATTATTTTCCCTCTCTTATCCTCAGATACTCCTTCCAATAGTTGAGCTATCTGAATAGGGGGATTTTTATCATGATCATCTTCCTTTACTTTAGAATTTTTCTTGTTATCCTTTATAGATAGATCATCTTTTTTTATAGGTTGAACATCGTCATTCATTTTTTGCACAATATTTTAGGCATAGATTTATTAAAAGATTTGCTAACATTCCTCCAATATGATTCTATATTTTCTTTGTCACTTTGACGAGAGCTCCTTTTTATTGGAAAACAATTACCACATATATTTACGATAGTGGCTGCTCCACTGATTAAATTTTTATATTTCGGCATATCTTTTACCATAGAATATGTATGTGAATTATGAGAATCTACATTTTGTTTTATATCTGTCAATTTAGCAGATTTGTTTTTAGTTATTCTTCTCATATAACCTTTTCTATTTATCGATGTAATAAATATAATTTTATTCTACAAAGGAATAAATAAAGCAATTAATAAACAAATGAATTTGTAGATATTATGTTAATGGCTATGTTAAATACAATGTAAACAATGGCACTAATTGACAATGTATACCATCTGCTTATCTCTAAACAAAATAAAGAGTAACTCATTTATATTTAAAGTTCTAATAATTATTTCCGCCCATTCATTCGACTATTTTATTTAATAATATATTTATTAATAGATATTTATATGTATTTATTAAAGTAATTGTTTATATTTGTAATAACTAAATACAATACTGAAATGAGCAGTAAGAAGATCTCCATACGTGTGGATGAACATACTTTGATGATGCTCGATGAACTATCGGAGAGAACCTGCAAGAACATGTCCCTGCTCGTACGATCACTGATAAAGAGAGAGCTTGACACACTCATTGACAGTTACGGTTATTTTAAGGATGAGAGGCATAAAGAAAGGGACGGCGGACAACCACGTGATGGAAGTCCTTGCCGGAAACTACGACAAACTTAAACAACTATGCGGATACAGGAAATCCGGATTATATTGTTCCAAGTCCTATGAAGACATCTTTGAAGATACGATCTTATTTGTGGCACAGGACACAAAGGCTGCATCCCTGAAGAGTGACAAAGAAATAATCGATTACTTCCGCTATCGTTACAGGATGATACAGTATCAAACGATAAACGACGGCAAACAGCTGAAAGAGATTCATTATGCCGACTATCTACAAACCAAAGAGAAGACAAGAGAGGACAGGTGACAACTACTACCAGGAACGCCGCAGGATCTATAACTCGGAACGCTGGCAAAGACTGCGGGCATGGAAGCTGGCTAATAACCCGCTGTGCGAGATGTGCTTGAAGAAAGGCATCATAACACCCACAGAAGACATACACCATATCGTCAGTTTCATGACCGCAACGGACAGACAGGAAAGATACCGTCTGGCCTATGACATGGACAACCTCATGAGTCTGTGCAAGAGATGCCACCAAGAGCTACACAACAAGAAAGACAAGGCATAAACCTTGCATCAATGACAATCTAAACAGTAAATATCCAGCGGCTTTGGGCGTCGCATCACAGGAAAGCTCCCCCTACCCTATATCTATCTACCATCCAGTCAGATAGGGGTATGGGGGTCATTTTTTTACGCGTCAAGGCCGCCAAACCTCGTCAAACCTCGCTTCACACACACGGCACTTTTTCAAAAAAGCCAAAATGTTAAAATGACGTTTTTGTCGGACATTTCAACGGTTTTTATTCAAAAAACGCGTTTAAATTATGTCAAAACCTAGCTACTTCAAAGTGCCCAAGTGCCTGAAACACAAAGAAGCGAGAAAAATAATCACCGATCTTGTGAGGAATATGAACGAAAAAGGGCTTTTCACCGAAAGCGACGTTCCTAATTTATGCCGTATGGCCATTGCTTACGATATGTATCTCTCTTGCGTGGACATCATCTACAGTGAAGGTGGTGGGATGACCATGATAAACTTGAAAGGCGAATTGGTAAAGCGTCCCGAAGTGAACATCATGAGGGAAAGCTGGTCGCAATATCTGGAGCTTGCCAAGGAATACGGACTCACCACCAGAAGCAAGGGTCTGATCAAATCCCTGAAAGCGGATGACGAAACGAAATCTCCTATCGAAAACTTTATTTGATGCCGGTCAAGCCATACATAAAATACGCCCAAGATATCATCGAAGGAAACATACCTTGCGGAGAATGGGTCAGACTTGCCGCTGAACGCTTTTTCCGCCTGATGGAAGAGGACGATTATGAATTCAAGCCTGAGCGGGTGGACAGGGTCATTTCATTCTTCAAAACACTGAAGCATTTCACGGGACGTCATGCAGGCAAACCGTTCATCCTCGAGCCATGGCAACAGTTCATCATCGCTTCCATATACGGCTTTTATGTCCGGGAAAGTGGAAAACGTCTTGTCAACTATGTCTATATCGAAATGGCGCGTAAAAACGGAAAGACCGCATTTGCCGCGGGTATTTGTCTGTATAACCTCATTGCCGACGGAGAAATGGACGCCGAAGTGGATTTGGCGGCCAACTCAAAGGACCAGGCGAAAATAGCATTCAAATTCTGCTCTCAGTTCTCAAAGGAGTTGGACCCTACAGGCAAATACCTCCTGCCATACCGCGACAAGGTCAAGTTTGACAAGATGATTTCACTACTCCAGGTCTTTTCGGCGGATGATACCAAACTAGACGGATTCAACGCTTCCATGTATCTGATCGATGAATACCATGCCGCCAAGAATACGGGTCTGAAAGACGTGCTACAATCGTCCCAGGCCATGCGTGAGAACCCGCTGGGTGTGATCATCACGACGGCGGGATTTGATAAACTGGGCCCTTGCTATGAATACAGGACCATGTGCACGGAGATATTGAAGGGACTCAAGGAAAACGATTCCCTCTTTTGCATCATTTACTGTCAGGATGAAAATGACGATTGGAAAGATCCCGCCATATGGGAAAAGTCAAATCCGAACCTTGGAATCACCGTGCAAAGGGACTATCTCAAGAAGCAGGTCGTGGCAGCCGAGAATTCACCGAGTGAGGAAGTGGGCATTAAAACGAAAACATTCAATCTTTGGTGCGACAGTGAAGAAGTCTGGATACCGGAACATTATATTCTGGATGCTTCCAAGGACCTTTCATTTGGACAATTTGCCGATATGGATTGCTATTGCGGTGTGGATCTTTCCGCCACATCGGACCTTACCGCCGCCAGTTTCATGTTTCCCACCGAAGATGAATGCTATTTCATAACAAAATACTATCTGCCGCAAATGGCCCTGCAGGAAAAACGTTTCAAGGAGCTATACGGCGGTTGGAAACGTAGCGGGCTTATAACCATCACACCGGGCAATGTCGTGGACTATGATTATATCCTGAATGACATCATGGATATAGACAAGACCGTCAAGATTCAAAAGATCGCCTATGATGCATGGAATGCCACCCAATTTGTCATCAATGCCACCGACCAAGGGCTTCCGATGGAACCCTATTCGCAGACGGTCGGGAATTTCAACAAGCCCACAAAAGAGATGGAAAGACTTCTTCTCTCACATAAAGCGATCATTGACAACAACCTTATCAACCGTCACTGTTTCAGGAACGTGGAGATGGCACGGGATCGAAACGGGAATATCAAACCGTCCAAACAACACGCCGAAAAGAAGATCGATGGCGTCATCGCCATGATAGAGGCACTGGGCATTTATCTCGTCTCTCCACGTTACGGAACATTCTATTGAAATTGTCCGACACTTTTTTGGTTTCTTGTAAAACCTTGCAAAATGAGATTTTTAGGATATGAAATAAGGAAAGCCACAAAAACGGAGATAAACAATTTCACGGCATGGAACTCGAATACACCGACATTCTTGTCCTCACGCAGCAAACCGATGCTTCTGAGTACCGTATATCGGTGTGTGGACCTGATCAGCGATTCAATCGGTGTCCTTCCGCTGAAAACCTACAAGATAGATAAAGACGGTTTCAAAACCGAAGACCGGAACCATCCGGCATACTATATTCTGGATTTGGAACCGAATGAAAACATGACCAGATATGTTTTCATGAAGACGCTGATGACATCCGTCCTCTTGACCGGAAACGGATACGCCTACATCGATCGTGATAAGAATAATTCGATCCAGCAGCTGGTCTATATCCCAACGGCTGCCTGTTCCATCGTATGGGTGACGGACAACCAAGGTGCCAAAAGGAAAAGATACAAGGTGACAGGATTCGGTGACCTGGTAGAGCCCAAGGATATGATCCATGTCCTGAATTTCACATACGACGGTATTATCGGGGTTTCCACCTTGGAGCATGCAAGGCAGACGATCGATATTGCAACGTTATCCGAAGAGCATGCGAAAGGATTCCTGAAAAGCGGAGCGGCCACAAGCGGGGTTTTGACCGTTGAAGGCACGAGAATGAGCAAAGAACAGAAAGACCAGGTTTATAAGACATGGTCCGATCGAACGGATCCGGTCACGGGCCATCCCAATGGGATCACGATACTGGAAGGGAATATGAAATACCAGCCCATATCCATCTCTCCGAAAGATTCGCAACTTCTCGAAAGCAGGCAATTCAACGTAGTGGATATCTGTCGTTTTTTCTCCGTCTCGCCTGTCAAGGCCTTCGACCTTTCAAAATCTTCCTATTCCACGGTAGAAGCCACGCAACTGCAGTATCTGACTGATACGGCCCTTGCCGTGATTACCAAAATTGAACAGGAAATCAATCGGAAAATATTCATGCCCGATGAATGGGGAAAGGAAGTGGCGGAATTCAACACCTCTGCCATTCTGCGTACCGATAAGGCGGCACAAGCCAGTTATTGGCGCAATATGTTCCAGACGGCATCCGCCACTCCGAATGAGATCCGCAGGGAAATGAATCTACCCAAGATAGAGAACGGGGATAAACCTTTCATACAAGTCAATATGCAGACTCTGGACAATGCCATCAAAGAAAAAGTGTCCGACACTCAAATGGTTAATAAGAAAGACGATAAAACTACCGAATAATGAACGAAGAGAACAAAAAGGAAACAAGGAATTTCGTCTCCAACATCAACGTTACAGGCGAAGACGACGAAAAAAGAACGGTGGAAGGATACGCCATGCTGTTCGATACCCCTTCCGATGGCCTTTCTTTCACGGAAAAGATAGAAAGGGGCGCACTGGATGGAGTGATCGGTAAAAGTGACGTGTTCGCACTGCTCAACCATGATCAGTTCCGGGGCATTTTGGCACGTTCCAACAAGGGGAAAGGCTCCCTTACCCTCGGAGTGGACGATAAAGGCCTTTTATACCGGTTTGAGGCACCGAAAACCCCGCTTGGCGACGAGTTGCTGGAAAATCTCAAACGCGGGGAAGTAAACCAGTCGTCTTTCTGTTTCGACGTGGAGTCGGATACCTGGACAAAGGACAAGAACGGGCACTATACGAGAACCATCCACAAGATAGGCAATCTCTATGACGTATCTCCCGTCTATAATGCCGCCTATTCGAAAACATCCGTATACACGAGAGGAAAAGAAGACCTTGACAAATCGGAGGAGGAGATTGCACAACACGAACTTGATACCTACTATGAGAATTTAAACAGAAGTATTAATATTTAACGACAAAATGACTATGCCAAAGGAAAAAAGTACGACAGAACTGCGTGAAGAGAAAAAAGGACTTCAAAAGCGTTCAAAAGAGATCACCGATAAAGCCAAAGGTGAAAAAAGGATGCTTTCTGCACAGGAGCAGGAAGAAATCGGCGGTATTCAGTGCCGCATGCAGGAAATTAACGTGGAGGTAGACCGCCTGGACGATGAAAATCGTTCGGCACATCAACCCCACACGCAACCGAAAGAAAGATTTTCACTTCGCCGGGCCATTGTGGCCAGCCTTTATGGAGAAGAACAACGGGAAGTCGAACAGAATGTGATCAACGAAGGCATACAGGCCCAAAATGGTACGGGCATTGCAACCCGTAGCGGAAAACACTCGATTTGCATACCGATCGAATCACGTGCGGCCTTTACCACCGCAAACGAAGCATCCACCGGTGTGATCGTCGATACCGACAAGCAGGAAATACTCTTGCCTCTCGAGCCCAATCTAGTGCTTTCAAAAGCAGGGGTGAGAATGATGACGGGACTTCGTGGAAATATCATGTGGCCAAACACTTCCAAGGCGAACGTCTTCTGGGAAGGTGAAAATGCCGAAGCCAAAGACGGTGCAAATACCATATCGAAAGGTACGATATTCCAACCGAAACGTCTTACGGCGTACGTGGACATTTCCGAACAGCTTCTCGTACAGGAAAACATGTCTGTGGAGAATCTCGTACGCCAGCTTCTGGCCGTAGCTATCTCGCAAAAGATAGAAGCCACGGCCTTTTCAACCGAAGCACATGACGACCTGGTACCGGACGGAATGTTTCAAACGGTTCCTACCGCCGTAACAGGTGCCATGTCATGGGCAAATATCGTCAAGTTGGAAACGTTGGCGGACTGCAACAACGCCCTCTTCGGAAGTTTGGCTTATGTCATGCATCCCTCCCTTATCGGATCCGCGAAGACAAGAGTCAAGGATGCGAGCGGAGCAGGCGGCTTCATCTTCGGAAACGATGGTGCCGGAATGCTCAACGGCTATCGTGCATTCCGTTCCACAAATATTCCTTCGGGATTACAGACGGATAAAGATGAATACGGTATCGTGTTCGGCGACTGGTCCCAGTACTTCTTGGGACAATGGGGAGCCATAAACCTCATCGTCGATCAATATACAAAAGATTTGGAGGCGACCATCAGGATCGTGGTCAATTCCTATTGGAACATGGGCTTCGTCCGTAAGGAATCGTTTACCATCGGTTCGATGAAATAATGAAGTATGTTACGCTCGATATGGCCAAAAGACAATGTAATGTGGAATCGTGGTTCACGGACGACGATTCCTACCTCACATTGCTATGTGACATATGCGAAGAAAAGATATCCACCTATCTGTGTGTGTCTGTCGATGCACTTGCCTGCATAGGCGGAAGCGACAAAATCCCCGGACCGATAGTTCTGGCTATTCTTCTCAACGTTGCGGAATACTATAAATACAGGGAAGATACCACCGGCGTCCAGTCCAAAGCACTTGTGCCGAGATCTCTTCCTCTTCTGGGACTATACAGGGACTTTTCAAAATGAATGCAGGAGCATTAGTCTATAGATTGGAGTTTCAGGAACTCGTAAAGAAGCAGAATGAGACGGGGGAAGAGACCAAGACGTACAGCAAGGCATTCACCTGTCGTGCGGCGAAGCTCAAGTCCGACACCTATATCAAATCCGGTATAAATGCCAAAGAGCTTTTTGACGATATGGATCTGGTATTTCGAGTACGTAACTATCCGCAGATAAAAGAAACGCATAGGGTGGTCTATGACGGTAACACCTATCGTATAAAGTTTTTTGAGAGGATAGCCGAAGACAATTCAATCAAATTGACACTTGAAAAATTAAATCCATGATAGTAACAAGCTATGACGAGAGGGATGTTTTATATCTGGTCCGAAATCTTGAGGATTTTGACAAGAACAAGGTTCTCAAGAACGGAATACGCGCGGCGCTGGACGTTTTTAAGCGCAAAGGGAAAGCCAACCTGCTTGAAAGGATGCTTTATCACGGTAAACATACCTATGCGCTGGAAAACTCCTTCAGGACCCAAACGAGAAAAAACAATCTCGGCGGATATGCCGGCTTTTTAAGAAGTACCAAGTGGATACAATACAAGAACGCCGGTAACCATGCCCATTTGGTGGATCTCGGGACAGCCGCCAGGTATACGAAAAAAGGAAGTTACCGTGGAATGATGCCGGCGAACCATTTCTGGACGGATGCCTTCGAAAGTGAAAAGGATACGGCAGCCGAAAGGATGATGGAAGCCATCAGGATAAACGTAGAACGTATAAATGCAAGAAGATGATCAATCCATTCAATTCAACGACAGAAATAAGAAGTTTGCTTACCGCCGACGGCACTTTAAAATCACTGGTGGGAAGCAAAATCTATCCCATTGTGGCGCCCGAACAGACGGAAGGCGATTTTATCTTCTATCAACGTGGCGGCATCAAGGAAAGTGAAACGAAGATGGGAACTTCCGATATGACCGCAATCGTGAATATAGGCGTCATTTCGGAAAGTTACGAACGTTCACAGCAAATTTCGATGGCCATTTATCAATGCCTGGAAGGAAATTATAGCGGGGACATCAGGGAAATAAGGTTACAGGACTCGACAGAGGACCTCGTAGACAAAAAATACATTCAAATTCTTCAATTTACCATTAAATAACAAAATCATGTCAGCAGTAAAATTAGATTCAAGTGCGGATATTTTCACCGGTTCGCTTATGCTGTTTCTCGGTGATAATCCGCTGGCATTCGAGAAATCGAGCAAATTATCCGTCAATACGGATGAAATAGACATTACCAACAAGACAATGGGCGATTGGGCGGGCGCCCTGTCCGGTAAGAAGTCGTTTTCCTTTTCAAGTGACGCCCTTACAACCAAAAAAGAAGGCGCATTCAGCTATGACAGTCTTTTGGACGCACAAATAGCAGGTACACCCCTTGACTTTAAATTTTCTCCAGGAACATCGGCGGATAAAGATTCTTTCGGCGGGACATTCACGCCCGATACCAAACAGAGATCATATGAGGGGAAAGTGATCATCACATCCCTTGAATTATCATCCGAAGCGGGAACTTTGGTTACCTGCAGCGCAACTTTCAAAGGAGTCGGTGCACTTAAACCTGTAGAAGCAGCCAAAGCCACAAGTTAAATTTCAATTTGTATGATTAAATGGAGGCGGGAGGTGATAAGCCTCCCTTTTTTCTTATGAAAATAACGCTTAAAGACATCATACGCTGGGAACAACTTACCGGAAAGTCTTTTTTCAATATCGACTATTCGAATGAAGACGATCTTGAATACCTGTTGTATGTATGTGATAATTCAGAGGTTACATTCGACACCTTCAAGGAAGTCTTTAAAAATAGAAAGATCGTTGATAAGATGCTCAGAGAGTTCAACCGGTATCTTGCCCTATCTTCCCAGTTCATGCCTAGACAAGACGATGGCAAAGGCGGGGAAAAAGACACCAGATACATGAAAGACATCGTTTCCTTCATCATCGTTTCAGGTGTGGATCCCCACTTTGTAATGGAAGAAATGGAGTTACAGGATTTGCCCCTGATAGTAAAAGCGTTGGAAACGAAAAGACGAATAAGCTTGGAAGATAAGAGGACTTTCACATATCTCACCATGTTACCCCACATGGACACCTCCAAACTGAAGAACGGAATGGAAGACATCCTTTCTTTCCCATGGGATAACGAGAAGCCCAAAGTTCAAAAACAGCCCGTCATGAGCGAAGAAGAATTTGACAGGATAATGGAACAATACAAAAAACACGACAATGGCACAACTTAATTTTTCAATCGCACTGAATCTGCTCACAGACAAGTTTAAAAATGGTGTAAGCAGCGTAAAAAACGGATTCGGTTCCATAAAGGTACAAGTAATGACTTTCGTTGCGGCTCTCAGGGTTGCGGATTTGTCGTTATCGGGGTTTGTATCCAAACTTGTCGATACGGCCCGCGAGACAAACAGAGTTACTACGGCACTTAAAAACATATCTCCAAATATAGAAACCTATGTGAAGAGCCAGAAATGGCTTATTGATTTGTCCGAAAAATACGGTGTGGAGGTCAATTCACTCACGGGGGAGTTCGCCAAATTCACTGCAGCGGGTAATATTATGAATATGCCCCTGAAGGATCAGAAGAAGATTTTTGAATCGGTAGCCCGTGCCTGTTCGGGATTCGCCCTGACTGCGGACGATACCAATTCCGTCTTTCTGGCGCTTTCCCAAATGATGGGTAAGGGAAAGATCCAGGCACAGGAACTTCGTTTGCAGATGGGCGAAAAACTGCCTGTGGCGATTCAGGCGATGGCACTTGCCGCCGGCGGTTCGGTGGGAAACATGGAGAAGATGATGAAAGACGGCAAGTTATTGTCGAAGGATGTTTTACCCAAGTTCGCCGACGCCCTGAACAAACTGATCCCCAATGTGAATACGGATAATCTCGAGACATCCGTCAAGCGTATGGATAATGCGTTTACCGCAGCGGTCAAGAATACAACGGTACAACAAAAATACAAGTCCCTGATAGATTGGATAACTTCATTACTTAAAAAGGCGACGAATAATATTAAAGACATTGTATCCGGATTGATCGCATTCATTATTGGTTCAGTAGGCAATAAATTATGGGGATATTTAAAAGCACAGTATAAGGTTGCAACTAGATATTTGCAATCAAAAGCGGCTGAAGCTGCTGGCCATATTGATAATATGGGAAATCGAATAATAGCTACAACCGGAAGAATATGTGCATCCATCAAGGCTGCCTTTTTATCTTTCTTACCGACTGCTCTCATCACAGGACTTTCATTTCTTATAGAAAAATTGATAGAAGTGAAAAAAGAAAGTGACAGAATAAAGGGATTGCAGAAAGAATATGATAAAAATGTAAATAATGCACCTCATGATACAGAAATTGAGAAGTTAAAAGTAATTCAAGAGCAGTATCAAAAAAACATCAATAACATAAAAATAGAAAAGAAATTAAGAGACGAAATCAATAATAAACTAGGTACTCATTTTACCAAAGAGCAACTTATTAATGGAGCGTTAAGAGATAGAATTGATTTATTGGAAAAGGCATCAGCTGCTGAATATTATGCGAATTTAAAAGTTCAGGCCGATTCGGCTGCCGACACAATCAAATCCAAGTACGGAAACGATAAGAATTTTAAATATCTATGGAACGAGTTTAAGAAAGAAGCCCGAATGGACCCTTCACTATACAATATTGATTCAAAAGGTTGGTTCGTAAATAGTGGACTCAAAATTAAAGGACTGGACAAACGCAACTATGATATATTCCAATTATCGAAAGATATTCAAGAATATGCAGGGCAAAGACGTAATGCAGCAGGTTATCACAATAAAATAAAAGGTAATACCGTTGATGAGAACACCCCTAATATTCCTCAAGGAGATACTACGGATAATAAGCATAAGAAGACAGAGCTTGAAAGATTGGAAGAGGAATATTATAAAGAATATGTCAAACTTCGCATCCAACTTAAATATAAGGAAATAACCCAATCAAAATACAATAAGGAGTATGACGAGCTGAATGTGAAAACTCTGTCCGAGTTAAGAGGAAACAAGATAACAACAGGATCGTTTTATGGCTTGATCCTCAAAAAAGCGAATAACCCCATATCCAACCCCAATGATTCACTAAAGGATATTGAAAAGGAGTATTCCGATAAAATGAAGGTGAATGAAAAGTTGTATGCCAATCATGCCATTACACAAGAAGGATTGAGTGAGGCTACAAAGAATCTTGCTTCAGAATATATGCAACAGGCACAAAGCATTAAGAATATCGGCAATAAGGCAAACGGCTTCTTAGCCAAGCTGAAATCAGACGTGGCCCTTTCAGATCTTTCGGAAGTAGAAAACAGATATAGTGAAGAGGTGGAAGCCAACAGAAAAATGCTGGAAGCCGGACTCATGTCGCAGGAAGATTACAACAAAGCGGTCTTGGACCTTTCACTTCAATCTGCAAAATCTGCCGCATCAATTGGAAATATAGGCAGAGGTGCCGACAAATTCGTGGAAGACATGCAAAAAACGGCATTAAGCAACCTGGATATACCAAGCCTGAAAGACAAAAAGGCGGATACCACTTTCGACTATAGAAAGCAGAAAAATGAATCCAATGAAGAAGAGTTGCAAAGAGTCGATGAATATATTCAAATGCTCAAGGATAAGGCAAAAGAATTGGGAGATACCATATCCACCGAGATTGATAAAAAGATCGTAGAGGCGGAAAGTAAAGAGAAAGTTCTGAAACTGGCTGTCTTAAAACAGGATATTAAAGACATTCAAAAGGAATTGTCTCGAAATAGTTGGGACGGGATAAAAGATGCCGTCAGCGGAGTGGAAAATGTCTCCAGCTCTGTGGAAAACCTCACGAGTACCTTGAGGAGCAATGCGAGTGCCTGGAAAAAATTAATGGTTCTTTGGGATACTTTTTCATCGGTAGTGGATACGATCAATTCCGTCTCCGACACGATCGAGAATTTGACGGAATTGACCACTAAACTGACTATGGCAAAAAAGACGGAAGCTGCAGTTTCCGCATTTTCTGAAGATGATGGAGTAAACCCGATCAAACAGGCAATAGACTTAACGGATAAACTAAGCAATGCTAAAAAAATAGAAGCTGTGGTAGACACCGCCACAACGACTACAAAAGTGGCAAATGCCACTACCGGAACAGCCGCGGTCATAGGTTCTGCAGTTGCAGAAAAAGTGGCCAATACGACGACGGTCGGGGGCAATATGGCTGCAGCTGGTTCAGAAGTCATAAAACAAAATGCGAAGATACCCATTGTTGGCATTGCCCTTGCAGCTGCGGGACTTACGGCAATTCTGGCGCTCATGCACAAGTTACCCAAGTTTGCTACCGGTGGTATCATAGATGGTAATTCCACAAATGGAGATAATATGTTGGCCAGAGTAAACAGTGGAGAGATGGTTTTAAACAAATCACAGCAATCCAATCTATTCAAGGCTATAAACAGCGGCAGATTGGGAGGAGCCACAAATGTGAATATCGGTGTGGACAAAGTCCGTGGATCCGATATCTACCTGTCTGTCAAAAATTATATGAAATCAACAGGTAAAAAGTTATGATATGGCATACGGTTTAATATACACAATACCATTTATGACGTTGGAGAATGAGCCTTGCGTCATAAATATCGAGAAAAAAGATTATACGGGTGAATCTACCGAACTGCAAGCAGGGGAAACGCCCTTCACAATAGATATAGAGGATGAGGATTTCCTCTATACCCCGACAAGATTTTCAACGGCAAAGATCGACATAGTCGGTTGTGATTATCTGCAAGGGATCTATTCCACTTCCTACCAGGAGTATAGAGTGACTTACCTGAAGAACGGTAAAGTCCGGTGGTGTGGATTTGTCAAGCCTGAAGCGTATACCCAAGATTACGTCACATCCAAATTCACCCTGGAAATAGAATGCCTCTCTGCATTGTCAACCCTTGAGTATATCGATTATGCAAAAAAAGAGGCTTCACTGCAATTCGTTTCCCTATGGTACCTGTTTTGGAAATGTATTTCCGCTGCAAACGGCAATTATACATCCATCTATATACCGTATGTATACTCGGACAGTGAGGATAATTATAAAACAGGTTCGGTGAATGTTCTTGAAAATCTGACGATTTCCGAACAGAATTTTTTCGATGAGGATGGCAAGGCCATGAAGTTGAAGGAAGTATTGGAAAGTTTATGCAAGCTGCTTTCATGGACATGCGTTGATTTCAAAGGTTCCCTTTACTTCGTGGATTGTGACCATACAGGCGATTATTGGGTTTATGACGGTACTTTAGCTACCAAATCGGTGACTTATACACCCGGCACCTTAATCATTCAAAACATAGGGTTTAAAGGCGGCAACCATACGTTGGACATTCTTGGGGGATATACGAAATGCACCGTTAAAGATTCCAATTATAACGTGGGCGATATTTTCCCCGAGCAGAAATATTACGTCCTTTTGGAAAAGACCGGAGATATTGACGAGACGCACGAAGATTATGGCTTCAAACCCGATTTGGAACATGCGGGTAACGGTCTTGACAAGGATCAAAATATCATGTATTACTATTTCGGCGGAGTCGAGCAAACAGAAAGCTTGGTATACAACTTTCTGGATTACACACCAAACTGGCCGGCATTGTTGCCATACAAAGGTTTATATCTAAGTTATCTGTATTGCGGCTCCACAATCATGAGGACGACGATCGTCGAAATAGTAGAAAAGGATGGAAAAAGGACTTATAGCACGAATGAACTGAGTTATGACAATTGCATTGCCATTTTCATGCAGTCCGCCACGCTTCCGGACCCTCATAATTTATTTCCGGCCGGTACGATGACATTACCCGACGGAAAAGAAGTCCTTTCATTCAAAAAGGATTTGCCGCTTTCCAAATATTCCGACGGTGCCTTTTTCATCAGCGGCAATATCGCCCAAAGCGTGGATCTTTATTTTCATGTCTGCAGTTCGGTCGTCGGTAGCGGTGAAGAGATAAAGCTGAATTTTTCACTGCAGATAGGAAATTATTACTGGAACGGAACGGAATGGAGCACGGCGGAAAGCAAATTTGACATCACGATAAAGAAAGAAGACACCTATTCACAATACAGGAGCATACCTGATACAAAAGTACTCGGCCAGTGGTATTCGGGCAGCAACGGATATATTATAGAGATACCGAATGAACTGAATCTGATGGGAAGCCCTGTCTTTAAAATGTATACGCCTTCTGTAGATGGAAATGTCACGGCTGTCTATCTGAAAGACTTTTCTATGAAGTTCGTGAAAAAGGACTCCGAGAAAAAAGAGGAGGAAAACAAATCCGATCGTACTTATGAGAATGTCGTCAACGGTGAATACGTCAACGAATTGGATGAAATAGAATTGAAGATTTCTACCTATAACAAAGATGGTGCATGCTATTCCAAAGTGGCCCTCGGAAATGTTTACCTCACGGATAATTTGTATTCCGCCATTGAATCAAAACCGGTCCGTCTTGAAGAATCGCTTATAAAAAGGATCATCAACCGATATGACCATACCAGGATAAAACTTACTCAGGAAATAAATAATTTGGATGAGCTGTCCCCTATATCCGTCCTGTCGGACAATTATATGGTTAATAAGAAGTTTATGATTACCGGTGGCACGATAGATGCGGCGATGAATAAATTCGAGTGTAAGATGATAGAAAAATAATGCCACCACGTTTTCTTTAATGGACAAATGGAAAATGAAAGAGGTCACTATCATATCAAAGAGTATTCCCTCGACACCGAGAAGTAAAAATTATCCGAAGGGAAGCACTGTTATAAATAACGGTAATGTTTCGATAGTACCTAATGGTACAAATAACGTGGACATCGTTAAAAAGCTCGACAGTACCATATTTACGGACAGTAACGTATTGTCTTCTTTGCGAACTCTGCTTGAGATAACTTCAAGGATTATCACGGAGAGTTCTAATGAGGCATTTTCCGATGAAAAAGTACCATCGGCGAAAAGACTTTCGAAAGAAATATCCGCTGCGATGGAGAGCCTTAAAAAAATATATCTTTCCAAAACGGATGTCGATACCGCGTCTGAAGTCATCACTTTTATCAAAGGTCTGAAAATAGGTGGCAAATCATTGTCCGACATCATTCTTTCTACAGATGCAACCGATGATAACGATATAAAAGATTCTTCCATTTTGTCGGCTTTGAAAGCGGTGGGCATGTTTCTAAGAAAGGACAAAGAAGATACAACCGAATTCCTCGTCAACTTGCTTGGCGGTATTGTCACAAACGACCTCAAATCAAAAGATTTCACGTCCGGACAGTCAGGCTCGGGACTTGCGTTATATGACAAAGACGGTAAATCCTACCTTGAAGTGGATGAACTTCTCGTGAGGTTGAAGGCGGTATTCGCCGAATTGGAAATACGAAAACTGTCGTACGTTGGTGGTAACATCATCCTCTCGAGTGCAGGCTCGAAGATCACTCGTGTGGAAGAGACTTCAGACGCTTATCGTTGCTATTTCATAGCTGATGACGGAACGACGGCCACAATAAACGGCTTTATCGTTGGGGATCAAGCCCGTTGCCAGACTTTCAATATCAAGGCAGGCAAATATACGGGTGTGGCGAATAAATACTATTGGCGGCTCGTTACGGCTGTCGGTAACGATTATATCGAACTTTCAAAAACGGATTGTGACGGAACGGATATTCCTGCTATCGGTGACTCGCTTGTACAGATGGGTAACAGGACGGACACCGGCAGACAGAATCTGATCGCTATTGTCGTCATCGGTGAAGATGCTCCGGCATTCATCGAATATGCGGGTGTCAATACCTATTCATTGGAAGGCAAAAGGAAAACGGTATTATCTCCGAAAGGGGACGAATTTGTAGCTAAATCGTTCAAGATATTGGTAAACGATGGTGCGGTACGTATTCCTGCCGAATGTGGTGAATGGGTTAAAGGTACTCCATATTCATATTATAATCGTGTATCGCACAACGGTTCTTTGTGGCTCTGTATTATTGCTGAAGGCAAAACAACGACTGACGAACCGATAGAAGGTTCGACTTCTTGGCAAAAACAAGTATCCAAAGGCAATAACGGAGCTGACGGCAAAGACGGTGCACAAGGTATACAAGGATTACAGGGCCTACAAGGAGAAAAAGGTGATCAAGGTATTCCGGGTACTAAAGGCGATACGGGCGCGCAAGGTGTCAAAGGTGACACCGGACAAACTTCTTACTTCCATGTCAAGTACAGCGATTATGCCGACGGCACTGGCATGAATGAAAATGGCGGTGCATACATCGGCACATACGTCGACTTCACACCCACCGATTCTACCGACAAGACAAAATACACCTGGGTACTCGTCAAAGGTGCGCAAGGCACAAAAGGTGATCAAGGCATTGCGGGTGCAAACGGTGCGAACGGTCAGACTTCTTACCTGCATATTGCCTATGCTGACAGTGCAGACGGTAAAACGAACTTCAACCAAAATTCAGGTACATACATCGGTCAGTACGTGGATTTCATACAAACCGATTCTTCTAATTATACGAAATACAATTGGACGCTTATCAAGGGAGCTAAGGGTGACACTGGAGCGCAAGGAAATAAAGGAGATACCGGTACGACTGGAGCAAAAGGAGACAAAGGAGTTCAAGGAGATACAGGTGCTAAAGGAAATGATGGCTATTCCTGCTCTCTCACATCCTACTCAACGATGTTGAATTCGGATTCGAACGGTGTGATAGGAAGTCTTGCAGCTGCCGTAACGACGATAAAACTCTATCAGGGTTCTACGGCCGTCACGCCTGTCATCTCTATAGATTCCACTTCCAATTGCTCTGTCGGCATTTCGGGGCTTAATGTGTCCATCGTGTCCGTTCCGAATAATACCAAATCGGGATATGTCGATATAAAGATTGTCTATAGTGGTTTTGTCAAGATAGAGCGGTATACGTTTACCGTCGTTGATTACACGATCGTCAAATCCTACACACAGACGATTGTAGGCGATCAAATGACAAACTATGCGACTAAAACGACTGTTGATATTCTTGGTAAGACCGTTTCGGATCAGTCTACTACGATCAAACAGAATTCGGATGACATCGCTTTAAAAGCTTCAAAAAAGGATGTTTCTGATTTAGGCGATCGAATGACTTCGGCCGAAGCGAGTATAACACCCGATGCTATCAATTTAACCGTCAAATCACAAATAGGTACAGCGGTCGGAAATGCAAAAGATGAAATAAAGGCTTCTTTTTCCATCGGTACGGATGGCATCTCAATGCTGGGTAAGAAGATCAGCCTTACAGGAATGGTTTCATTCAAATCCCTATCCGATTATAGTGATGTGGACGGACGTATCAGTACTGCGCAGACTACGGCGAACAATGCCAAGACCGGCTTAGGCACTCTAACGAATAGCCTGGGCAATCTCGCCTACAAAAGCTTAGTTGAGCAGGCGATGAAAGAGGAAGGCTTGATAAGCGGTGCTTTTCTGAAGATGAGTTTGATAGACGTTAAAAACGTCGTTGCTCAAGGTATCAGTGCCCAAAAAATCGATGCTGGTAATGCAACCATTAAGAATCTGAATGTCGATACGGTAAAAATGACTAATGCCGATGTAACAGGGAATATAACTGCAACTAGTGGGTCAATAGGAATGTTCAGTATAAATAAACTTTTTGGGCTCTCATCTGCTAGTAGTACGAGTTCTTTCTTCATCGATTCTGAAGGTATAGCATTTGTGGGTTCCGGTACAAACGCAGGTTCAAAAGCTGTGTTAGGTCCCAATAGCGCCGATTATCCATTGACAGCCGGAGTATTATGCCCAGGTAGATTCGAAGTCACAAGAGTTGGTTCAGCATCCGCGAATGGAAATGCTGGCTTATATATTAGTGTAACAGGAATAACTGGATTTAATGATAGTAACCTGGAATGTGGAAATAACGCCTTATATATAGCTAATGGAAGTATTTATGGATTTAGACCACGAAGTAGAAGTGTTTATTCCAGTCTGACATTGTCTGACATGGACAGCACCATTTTCACATTTAACACTAACTGGATAACATTATCTCTGCCATCTAGCCCCCAAAATGACCAGGCTTATTACATAAGAAGATGTGAATCGGGAGGCGTCACTATTTCAGGCGGGGGACATTTTATAACATATAAAAATAGGTCAAACACTAATACGACAGTAGATGTTGGTGGATGGCAAGGAGTTTTATTACATTGGAATGCAACTTATAATATATGGTGGATTGATTATACCACAAGGATGTAACTAATCAATAAACAAAACAATAAAGACAATGGAAATTAATTTTAAAAACATCAAGACACAAAACATTGAAGGCAAAGAGAATGTGGTGGACATATCGAAAGATTTGGGTAATACCATTTATAATGAAACTCAAGACATTGGAGAGCTTGAACTTGCACGAAAAATTTACCTTCAAGAAAAGATCGACCTTACAAACGAAGAGGTGGAAATCGTGAAGAAATTTCTAGAAAAGTATTACAAAGCTTTCATCAAAGAGGCTATTTACAAGATTATCAATCCTAAAAAATAAAGATTATGACAAATTTGATTATTGAAACAAAAGTAGAAACGATCGTTACAGGTTCTTATGAAACCGATTCGGCCAAGTATGAAATTGAGTACCGATATATAGGTAAAAAACTGACGGCTTGCAGTTGCACGATTAAAGACAAACAGGGCAAGTATCTCGGAAATATGAATTACGAAGACAATGCGTCGGCCAACATTGACGACCGCAATGCCTTATTTACCCACATAGCGGTATTCAATCAGTTAGTCACTGAAATTAAAACAAAAGTGGAAGGTACCACAGAAAGCGAGGAGGGCAAATGATGAAAATGTTATTCATTAACTACTTATTACTGGGCGATTATTCCAAAATAGCAATGTGGCTCTTAGTCGCTGCTGTATTGGCTTTTATCCCCAATATTGCAAGTTTTATCGATCTAATAACAGGAATCAAGGCGAGCAAGAGGCTGGGCAATTTCCAAACGACCTCATTCGGACTTCGGCAAACGATAAGCAAGGACAGAGATTACATGATGTATTTCTTCCTCATGTTCCTTATCGATTGCTGTCTCTCGTTCTTTATTGACTTTCCGGTCATGTGTATTCTTTGTGCAATTGCTGAAACGGTCATAGAAGTCGTATCGATAAGGGAGAACATGCACAAAGGGCAAAGTGATACCCATGATCCGGTGGAACTGATGAAAGCCATTGCCACCGCCTACGGGCAGGATAAGGCCGATAAGATTTTCGATTTGATAAAACAACAGGGGGAAAAGGGCAATGAGAATAACGGTTGACAGGTTTTGGAAGAAAGAGACGTATACCATCGGAAAGATGGCCATTGATGGAAAATACTTCTGCAACACACTTGAAGATAAAGTCAGAGACCTTACAAAAGAATCCAAAGTATTCGGCAGGACAGCCATTCCTGCCGGAACTTATCGGGTAACGATGACTTACTCACCGAAATTCAAGCGGGTAATGCCACTCGTTAACGGCGTTCCGCAGTTCGAAGCTATCCGCATTCATCCGGGTAACAAGGCTGAAGATACGGAAGGTTGTATCCTTGTTGGTGAGAATACCATAATAGGTGGTTTGACAAATTCACGCAAGTGGTCCGACGAACTGAATAAACATATTCAGGATGCTTTAGCTGATAAGGAAGATGTTTTGATAACCATTAAAGATTGATGATATGAGACGAAAGCAAATGAACATGTACGCTATCATCCTATTTATGATGTTGATGACTTCATGCCGATCGGTTAAGTACGTGCCGGTCGAAAGCGTACGCACGGAAACGAAGTATATCGATAAGCTGGTGCAAAAACATGATTCCATCTATTTGCACGATTCGATTTATTCATATATCAAAGGGGACACGGTATTTATGGATAAGTATCGGACAAAGTTTGTGAACAAATATATTTTCGGTACGGACAGTATCTATTCTAATAAGGCCGATTCGATCCGTGTTCCTTATCCAGTGGAGAAGCAACTCACAAAATGGCAAAAGATAGAAATGAATACTGGCAGGATTACGATTATCTCATTGATTGTGTTGGTTCTTTCATCGGGAGTTTATATCTTTGTGAAGGATAAAATAAGAAAGTAAACCGAGAGGTTGAAGAGATAATATCAGATAAAGAGAAGGAAGTATTAGATAAAATCAGATACTTCCTTCTTCTATTTTTCTTATAAGATATAGCATGTTAAATTTTTATCTACAAATATAAAAATACGACGAAATATTTTGTTTTTATATTTGTTTGTTCTTAATTTGCAATTCAAATTAAATAAATATGGGCACAATATCTTTTAAAGGAGAATTACAAAGTAAATCAAGAAAAATAAGTGTTCAACTTGGCATTTACTTGTTTAAAGAAGATAATATGTCAATTGCTTACTGTCCTGCATTAGACTTATCAGGATATGGTAATAATGATGAAGAAGCTAAAAGTTCTTTTGCAGAAGTGTTCAGACAATATATTGAATATTGCACAAATAAAAAAACACTAATATCAGATTTACAAAAGCGTGGTTGGAATATAAAAAGTATGAAACAGCGAAAAATAAAAGGCCCAGAATTTGAATCGTTGATGCGTACTAATAAAGAATTGAAAAACATTATTGAGAAAAAAGATTATGTGAAATATTCAGAATCTGTAGGAATACCAGTATTTTCATGA